AACAAAAATATTAAGACTTCAAAAAGAAGCCGCAAAAATCAACAAACAATTAGAAAAAAATGTTTAAAGTTTCATATATATACGATCTAATTGATAACATAACTCCTCAATTAAAAAAAATACAATCAAGTTTAGAAGCTGTATCAACTACAACAAAAAGAGTGGCACAATCAATGGCTAACTCTCTTGATAAATTAAAAGATAAATTGGATAAAATTGGCACTAAAAGTATGCAATTTGGTAAAGATATGTTTTTAAAAGCAACTTTGCCAATAAGTTTATTTGCTACAAAATTTATAAAAGATGCATCGGATTATAGCGAATCAATAAACAAGGTAGATGTTGCATTTGGTGAAGCCTCAAAAACTGTGAAAGAATTTTCATTATTAGCAGGTAAAAACTTTGGTATTGATAAAGGCACTGCCCTTGATATGGCGGCTTTATTCGGCGATATGTCAACATCAATGGGACTTTCACAAGAAAAAGCATCTACATTGTCAACAAGTTTAGTAGGCTTAGCTGGTGATTTAGCATCATTTAAAAACTTAAATATTAGCGAAGTGCAAACTGCCCTTGCTGGTATTTTTACTGGTGAAACGGAGAGCTTAAAAAGACTTGGTGTTGTTATGACAGAAGAAAATCTTAATCAGTTTTTAAAAATACAAGGTATAGCAAAAAAAATGAGCGATTTAACTCAGGCAGAAAAAGTCTTGCAACGATATAGTTATGTTGTAAAAATGACTGCAAACTCACACGGAGATTTTTTGCGAACTCAAACTGGTTTTGCAAACCAAATGAGAATTGCAGGCTCTGCCTATAAAGATTTGTCTATTCAATTAGGAATTGCAATATTACCATATGCAACTCAATTTTTAGGTGTTTTAATTAAAGGTATTCAATACTTCCAGCAATTAACCCCTCAAACACAAAAGTTTATTTTAATTGTTGCTGGATTAGTTGCTATACTTCCACCACTTGTAATTATTTTTGGCTCTCTTGTTTTTGCAGTTAAAGGATTGGCTGTTGCCCTTTTATTTCTTATAAGTCCAATAGGTTTAATAAGTGTTGCAGTTGCTGGTTTAATTGCTACTTTCCTTTTATTAAAAGACGACTTGATAATAATTAAAGATTTTCTTGTAAATACATTTGCAAGTGCTTTTGATTATGTTGCCGAAAAACTAAAAATGGTAATGGGATTGATTAATCAGTTTAGAGCCGATACTTCTATTGTTTTAGATTTTATTGGGCTTGATAAATTGTCAAAAATAGTAGCACCAAAAATTGGTCTTGATAATTTGTCGGAAATGGTAGCTCCAAAAATGAACCAGCCAGCACAAATTAATAAACCACAACAATTGACAGCAGGCGGTCAATTAGATGTTAATATTAAAGGCTTGCCACAAGGTTCTAGTGCAGGTTTTACTCCTCGCCCTAACAACTTCTTACCAGTTGGTGTCAATTCAGTTTTTGCGGGGTTCTAATGACGATATTTAATACAGCAAGATTACCAGACGGACAATTTCGAGATGCTTTTTTCTTTTATCAAGAATCAAGTGGAAGCGGTGGTAGAAAAACACAAACCCACGAATACCCAAACAAAACCGAAAGATATGTTGAGGATCTAGGCGGTCTTGAAAAAAAATTTACATTAAATGTTTATACCGATGATAATGTAAGTTATAGTGAAAGAGACGATTTAATTAAAGAATTAGACAAAGCAGGAGTTGGCACATTAGTTCACCCTTCTTTTGGCGACTTAGAAGTTGTCGTGGTTGGCTATACATTCGCCGAGAGTGTTAAAGAATTAGGTATAACTAAATTTACAATAAATTTTGAAGTAGCTTCTCAAAATGTTTTACCTACTAAAATAACTGCCACCAAAGGTTTTTTAGCACAATTAAAATCAGACATTCTTGGCGATAATGAAAAAGCTTTTGATAATGGCTGGAAGTCGGTAAAAAATGCCAAGGCAAAATTTGATTCAGGAGTTAAAACATTAAAAAGAACTGCAAACAAAATAAACAATATTGCTAAACAAATTCAAGGTGCTGGCGATAGCTTCGCCGATGCAATAACATCATTAAACCAAATTGTTAATAGTGCTAATAAACTAGTGCAGGCTCCAGCAGTTTTAGCCTCAAACTTACGAACTGCTTTTGATAATCTAGGGGTTGCCTTTAAAAACTCAAAAGATTTATTTAATACAACTAAAAAACTATTCGGCTTTAATGAAAGCGATCAAGCTATTGTAGGTAACTCACAAATTCAAAAAGATATTAAAACAAATCAAGATCAATTAAATAATTTTGTTAATGTTGCTGTGCTGGCCACTGCCTACGATGCCTCGGTTAATATAGAATATAATAATTTACAAGAATTAAACCAAGTAATTGCCGATTTAGAAAATGGTTTTAACCAATTGCCAGATACTATTGATAAAAATTTAAGAGATGCTTTACTACAAATGAAAATTGAAGCTACTAATATATTTTCTGAGTTAGCAATTAGCTTGCCGAATGTTGCTAGTTATAATATTATTAATCCGATTAGTTTAAACAATCTTATTTTTAAATTATATGGTTCGCTAGAATTAAAAGAAACAATAAGATTGTTAAATAATTTTGGCGATACTTCGCAAATACAAGGCAACATAAAGATTTTAACAAATGTTTAACAATAATATTTATCTTGAAGTTGACGGAGTTAGATATGAAGGCTTTACAGATATTGCCGTTAATTCAGCAATAGAAAACTTCTCCTCTTCTTTTTCATTTACAACAACGGTAAAAGAAAACAAACAAGGCAAGATTATTAACGATATTAAGCTAGGTCAAAAAGCAAAGGTTTTTATTGATAAAACATTGCTAATAACTGGCTTTATTGAAGAGCTAGACAAAGAAGTTTCGCCAAGCTCACATTCTAAAACAGCATCAGGGCGAGATGTTGGCGGTGATATAATTGACTCAGACATTATACAAAAATCTTATAATCAAAGAAATTTTGAAAGACTTATTAATCTTGTTTTAAAAGATAACGGCTTCTCAATAGAAGTAATTAATAAAGTTGGTATCTTAAATTTAGAAGCAAACGAAACGATAAAGACGGAGCAGGGGCAGTCTATTTTTGATTTTTTAGATAAGTATGCCAAAAAATTACAAGTATTGCTTAAAATAGATAAAAACGGCAATCTTACCATTATTCGTGAAGATAATGATGTTGTTAAAAATATGTTAATTAACAATTATACAGCCGACACAAACATTTTATCATCAAGGTTAAAATTAACAACAATAGACAGGTTTAATGTTGTTGAGGTGTATTCACAAGGCAATAATAAAACTCACAGCAAGATAGGTATTTCACAAAAAGGCAAGGCAACTGACCCACAAATTAGAACAACAAGAAGAAAAATACTTACAATGGATACTGCAAGCGAAAGCAAATCATTAAAAGCCCTAGCCGAGTGGAATATACAAGTTAGAAGAGCCAAGGGTTCAAGATACACTTGCACTACTCTTGGCTTTTATTCTAGCAATAATACATTGTGGCAACCGAATACTCTTGTTGATATAATTGATTATGATATGGAAGTGCAGGGAACTTTTTTAATACAAGGTGTTACATTTAATCAAAACTTACAAGGTTCATTTACTAATCTTGATATTGTAGAGCAAGGTTCGTTTAGTGTAGGCAAAATAAATAATAGAGGTAATAGTTTTGCCGACGACTTGATTGTTTATTAAGCAATTAATCCGTGATTTTTTAAAGCTGTAATGATACTTGCAATTGCAGTTCTTGATTCTGCATCTACTATTGTTCCGCCAGCAGGATTGTTAATTGTTGCTTGTTGACTGCCAACAACTTTAATATTATTTACTTTGTAAGATAAAGCATTAAAAGATTTGTCGCAGTCAGTATCGCCTACAATAGTATTTTTGCTACTTCCTGCTTTGAAGCCGTTGTTAGAAACTCTATTTTTTACTTCGCTATCACCATCTTCGAGAATTGATTGTGTAGCCACTTCGTAAGGTATGCCAAATAAATTTGTTTTACTGCCATTGCAACCGAACAATAAAACAAGTGCCGTATCTGTCGGCTTAACTTTTGATTGTGAGCCGTAAGGATATAGCAACAATACATCGTCGTAGACTTCGTTATACATTGAAACAACCGTAGCATAAGTGCCATCAGTTTTTGTGATATAGCCTTTAATAATCATAGTTTTTGTTAATGCTATTTTAATAGAATATTTTATCTTAGTAGTATAAACTTTTAAAATAAAAATGGCAATAGATTTTAAACTCACACAAAAAAAAGATTATTGGGATCTAGATATTGAAAACGGCGATATTGCCAAAACCGATAGCCTAGACACTGCCCTTTATATGTCTGTTTTTTGTGAAAGAAGAAGCGATAAAGTAAGCGAGCCAACATTAAGAAGAGGGCATTTTACCAATGCTTTTAATCGTGTTGCTGGCTATGAAGTAGGCTCTTTATTGTGGCTATATACAACACAAGCCAAACAAACTCAATCTAATCTAACAATGATTGAAACATCAGTAAAAGATGGCTTAAAATGGATGATTGACGATAGCATAATTAGTAAAACAAATGTTAAAGCTACTAAACAAGATACAAAAGTTAGTATTGAAGTAGATTTAATAAATAAATTGCAAGTCAACAGTAAATATTATAATCTTTTTTTAAATTTATAAATGGCAATTGAGTTCTCAACAATATCACAAATTCAAGAAAGACTTACAAATGCCTTAATTCTTGCCGTAAATGCAGGACAGCTCGATACATCAAAGCAAATAGATCCTAATATTAGAAATTCTTTTGCTCTTGGCTTGGTTAAGTCAATGTCGGCTGGTTTTGATGAGAATAACGATAATGTAAAAGAAGTTTTAAAACAATTATTCCCACAAACTGCAACTGGCGAGTATTTAGAATTATGGGCTTCTTGGTTTGGTATTACTAGAAAGGATCCAGTGAAAGCCGAAGGTTATGCTGTTTTTACTGGGACTGCTTCAACAACAATTCCTAATGCAACTGCAATTCAAAAAGCCGATGGCACACAATATGAAACACAAGCAAGTGCAACAATATCAGCTCAAACAATAGGCATAACAACATTAACTAGAAGCGGAAGCACTGCAACAGCAACAACCACCGCTAATCATAATTTAGCAACTGGTGTATCTGTTACCATCGCTGGAGCTTCTCAAAGCGACTACAATATCACTGCAACAATTAATGTTGTTTCAAACACTCAATTTACCTACACAATAAGCGGAACACCTGCAAGCCCTGCCACTGGCACAATAACTGCAAGCTTTACAACTGCATTCGTTTATATAAAAGCCCTTGATTATGGGGTAAATGGCAACTCTGCTGGCGGTTCTCAATTAACTTTAATAAGCCCAATAGTCGATGTTAATGATAGTTGCTATTTAAGTTATGATGGTTTAACACTTGGTTTAGATGCCGAAACTGACGACCAATTAAGAACTCGCTTAAATGAAAGATGTGCGAACTTTACCGCACCTTTTACAGCTTCTGGGCTACCAGTTTTTATAAAAGAAAAAGTTGCTGGTATTACTAGGGTTTGGGTTCAAACTGCAACACCATCTGCTGGTTATGTAACTATTTACTTTACTCGTGATAATGATACAAACATAATCCCAACAGCCTCACAAGTAAATGCTGTTAAAAATGCAATTATTGATGTTGATAACGGAATTAAACCTGCAAACACTCCTGATAATTATGTTGTGGTATCGGCACCAACTGCCGTGCCAATTGCAATAACATTCGCAACATTAAGCCCTAATACTGCGACTATGAAAACTGCAATCACAACAACTCTTACCGATTATTTTAAAAGCCCCTCAATCAATGTCGGTGGTGATATTGCATTAAACGAAATTAATGCTTTGATTTATGGTGTTATTGATGAAGACGGCAACTCGCCAACTTTTACATTATCGGCACCATCAAGCACAACAGCAGTTAGCGATTCACAATTAGCAACCCTAGGAACTATAACTTATCCATAATGTTAAAAGAAAGAAGTCAAACACAGCAAGCCGATATTTTAGCACAATATTTAAGAGACGATAACCTGCACGAAGCTAAAAATAGGGACGACTCAACATTAAGAAAAATTTTGCTAGGTTTGGCTAGTGAGTGGTTAAATTTTAGAAGTAAAATAAATGAAGTTGCCGACGAGTATAATCCGCAAAAAACAACAGCATTAATTCAAGAGTGGGAACAGTTCGTAGGTATTCCTGATGATTGCATCCCAGTAGCTTCAACGATAGAACAAAGAAGGTTAAATGTTTTGCTAAAACTTGCTGGTATCAATGCAACAACCGAAAAACAATTTAAAAATGTTGCATCTATTCTTGGTTATAATATTGAAGTATCTAACGGAGTGTCAACATCAACATTCCCATTAACATTGCCTTTTTTGTTAATTAGCGAAGCCTCTGCACCATTTACAATTGTTATTACATTACCAAGCTCTATAAAGCCGAGTGGTTTTGCTTTAACATTTCCTTTTACTTTAACATCTCAACAACCAGCAATTTTAGATTGTTTGTTTAATAAACTTAAACCAGCAAATACTCAATTATTTTTTAGGTATTCTAATGCTTTATAATTCTAATTTAAAACACTATGTCTGATTTTAATACATCAAAAATTGATGGCAACACAGTAGGAGCTAGCGAATGGAACCAGCTTGCCGATGTTGATAATTTTGTTATTAGCTCTGGTCAAACTCCATCTACTTCTAATTTAGAACAACTTGGTATTGGTTCTGCAAGATATTCAAGTGGCGGTCAATTCTTTACCGATTCAGGGACTGCCAATGCTTATGTATTGACACCAGTTTCGCCTTTTAAGTCACCAGTTTCAAGTGGAGCTGGCGAAGGTTATTTTAACGGAATGATTATTCGCTTTCGTGCTGGCAATGCCAATAGTGGAGCTTCAACAATCAATGTCAATAGTGCTGGTGTCAAAAATCTTAAAAAAGCCGATGGAACCGATGTAGCAACTGGTGATATTTTAACTACTAGTGATGTTACTTTTAGATATGATGGTACTGATTTTGTGAAAGTAGAAAATGTTAACCAAGCAACTTCAACAAACAGAGGCATTTCTTATGTAAATAACCCTGTAACACTAGTAAAC